AATGTACTACCATTTACTCCACATGATTTTAATGAACGAAGTATCTTGGTATCTAATGATGCTTTGATAATATTTTTAGATGTATCAGGATCATTCTTTCTGAATGGTGTTTTTATAAATTCTATTACATTATCCATTATAAATCTCCATATGATTTGTGATAGCTATCTTCTATAAGATTGTCGATAGCTTGTTTAATTGTCATGGTAATCATAAACTTACGCTGTTCATCGGTAAGTTCCGGGTTCTGAAAGCACATTACTTGGTCAGTAATAAACTTTATATAAGACTCATCCCCTTCATCGAATGTTAATTCAGTATCAGGATAAGTTTTCTTGATACCTTTTATAATTTGATTGCGTACATTAGTGCGAAATGCACCATCTACATCTGGTATTTCTTTATTCATGTTTGTCTCCTTTAATAATTAATAACATAATCCACATTAATTCACAAGTTTATTAGGTGTTTTGTTCTCTAATATCCATTGTGCTGCTGTACTTGCCTGAGATATACACTTAATAAGATACTCACTATCTTCTTTAATCTTTTTATTCCAAGATGATATGTATCTTAAGTGATTAGGTTGTGGTTTAACTATTACACCTAGCTCTGTGCATACCATAATGGAACACATCTCAGCTACAAGTTCTTCTCTAGCATAGCTATCTTTATCTTGATGGTAACTTTTTAACTCACGGTTACATCTGGTTTTATGGCCTGTTGCATGACCAGCTTCATGAAATATAGTAGATAGATATTCTTGAGTAGCGTCTGATTCATTGTCAATACCTTCAAACCTCCATTGTTCTGGCATTACTATTGAATCAGTAAGTGGTAAATAATAAGCAGAGTTGCCTTGATGTTTAATATCAATACCTTGTTTCTTCATAAACTTATCAATAAGTATTTGACAATCTTTATTCATATTAACTTCATTAACTTTAGGTTCATTGTTTAATACAATGTAATCAGTATCATTCCATTCCGGTATCTTAGGATGGACTGGCTTTACATCACTACCATTCCATGCTGGTATAGTTACCCAACGATATATAATTAACTTACCATTCTCACCTTCTTTCATCTTAGGTGTAATAATACCAACTGGACTTGGACCAGATGGTGCGTAGCCTAGCTTACGCCAGGTGTTATATGATCCATAGAACTTAGACTTGTAACCCATCATGTCTGATACAATAGACATTAGCATTTGATTGACACCTCTGTATCTGACTGGCTTGTTAGTGCTAGATTCTATGTCTAACTCGCTGACTTTATACTGTTCATCAAAACTAACTTGCCAAGTTTTTTGCCAGTCACCACCAGTCTTAGCGGCTTCATCTAATATTGATAAAAATTTTGAGTTAAATTTTTCTGTGTTAAACTCATACACTTTTTGTGTCTTTGACATTTTGTTCTCCAAAAAAAAATTTGTGAGAGGAAGATTTAATCTGGGGAGATTTACTTTTTCTTCCTCTCACTGGTCGTATTGGCGACCATAAAAAAACCCTACGGCCAAAGACCGTAGGGTCTAAAACTATAGTGTTACTAAGCTATAGTTTCTGAATGTTGAATATCAACATTTGGATTATCACAACCATTAAGAACAGTCTTGGTATGTGAATCAATATCTGATGATAAATCACTAGACATCTCATTGTCACCAAAAGGCATACGAATTGGTGTATCGTCAATGCTTATCTTGTTAAGCTGTGACTTAGTAAGAGGTTTGTACTCTCTTACTTTTGCCTTTTGTATATTGTTTCTACGCTGATTGTTGCGTAGATTATTAACAATAGAACTGTATGTCTGACGTGATTCTGCTGGTTTCTGTGTAAAGAAACCTAATGCTTCGTCATAAGACGGTATTTCAGCAATCATTATAGACAATGCTTGTTGAATACCTTTGAGGTTATCATCAGCTCTTTGAAGATTAATATCAGTACAATCTTCTTCTAATAATGATTGCTTGAAATCTAAAGCTCTTACTTCTGAACGCTTTAGGTCTTGTATATTAAAGTAATGACCACGAATCATAGAAGTAAGAAGTCTTGTAGCTACTGAATTGCTATAAGCAATTTTATCACTACCAGAAATATAATATCCATTATATTTACCTTCTTTGTTAATGTCGTTGTCAGTTACAATCAGGTTTAAAATGTCCTGAATCACTTTATTTTGACTCTTTGTCATAGTTATACTCCATATAAATGGTTATGCCAAAATCGGCAAAGAGCAGTGTTACATCATGATTCGATGGTAACCAAACAAACCGACTTGCCTTTTTGCAAGTTGGTTTCCTTCGGCTTGTTTGGTGCTAATGCTCGGTTTGCAACGCAAACCATACGCATTGGCCCAACGAATCCTGATGTATAAACAGCGTCCGATTTTGGCAGAACGAATACATATGGACTATGACAAAGCAGTCAAAAGGATTCAGGACTTGCCTGATATGAACTGCCACAACGACATAAACAAAGAAAAGCGTGTCTAACACGCTATCATTGTATCTAATACTCAAGTCATCTCCCTTATAAACTATATGCACATTACTATATGGTCTATAAATAGCAATAAGCCGTGTTGTTCGGCATAGCCGAACTGCCCGCACCCAGACATATTGCTATTTCTATCCTCATATAGTCGAGCCATGTGCATATTAACAAGGGAGATTACATATGAGTATTCAAGAAAACAATGATTATTATATTAAACAAACTGAACTTATCGCTACTATGTTTACAGCTGGTATCATAGATGTTGATGAATATCATTATCGCATGGCACTCATCTCTGATGAATGTTATAGCGATAGTTGATAAATCACAGATATATTCATTGCCATGTGGGTAACCCTCTTGACATGATTCGAATCATAGCTGTATAATCGGCAGAGCGAACAGTCGTAGAGGTCACTTACATGGCAAATGATGTCACCACATTAACGGATATGCAGACGCAATTCGTGGATAACTATTTAACCAACGGAGGTAACGGCAAGAGAGCTTGTATCGACGCTGGTTATAGTGATAAGAATGCATCAGTGCAAGCCAGTAAGTTATTGAAATTACCACATATTCAACAAGCTCTCATGAAAGGAACTGCTGAACACATTGGTATTGCGTCTGCGAAAGCAATGCAGAAGATGGTTAACCTTTCTGGCTCAGCTAAGTCAGAGTATGTTCAGCTTGAAGCATCTAAGGATATACTCGACAGAGCTGGATTCAAACCTCCAGAAAGGACACAGCATCTTCTGGACGGTGACATCAAAATATCTATTGATTTATCATAACACTACCCCACCCCAAAACTTCGGCAAAATTACCGTGTTACTTGTCCTCCTCAAACATTATTCTTAAAAAAAGTACTTCATTAAATTTTTTTGTGCGTTAGGGTTCGTTACTGGTCGTGTAGTATAGAGATCATGTCTAAAGATAATATAATCGAATTTAAGGTAAACGATGGTAGTAGGACTAAAGATACTGTACTGGATTATCTCGAAGATAATAGGGATAGTATTGTATCCATTACATCTATTGTGGAATTTGATGACGGCAAGGTGGGTATATACGCTGATGATAAAGATATTTATACCTGGCTATTCCAGAAAAAATTTTTGGATTACTTTGTCCAAAAGGCTTTTGATGAGAGGGTTGATACATATTTGGAGGACTAATGGCGAGAAAAAAGCAGAAACTAACGCCACAAGAACAAACACGATTAGAACTAGAAAGGGCCAACGCAGTTATAAGACCTTGCGTACTTTGCGGAGTAGAGGTATACAGAAGTAATCACTTTGTTATTAATTTAGCTGATGAACTAATGTGTATCAAATGTTATAGGGATAAATATGCAACTGAAGTATAAGCCTGATGGCGACACCCTGAAAACCTTTATGAAGGATGATTCTTTTTTTAGAGGACTCAGAGGTCCTGTTGGAAGTGGTAAGTCAGTGGCTTGTTGCATAGAAATATTTAGGCGTGCCTTACTACAGAAACCTAATGAGGATGGCAAAAGGCGTAGTAGGTGGGCAGTCATTAGGAATACAAACCCACAGCTAAGAACAACAACTATCAAGACATGGTTAGACTGGTTTCCAGAAAGCGACTGGG